ACCCACTGTTGCTTGACGACACCAGCGAGACGACCCCAGTACGTGTCACCGGCAACAGCGCCGACCGGGGTGGTTGGTGTGGAGCCGCTTCCGATGGCCGGGCCGGAGCGGCGAGTGTTCTTGCCGTTCGCGGAGTCAATCGCGGTGGTCGCGTCGGCCTGTGCGGCGTCGGCGGCGTCCTTCGCGACCACAGCAGCGGCGGCAGCGTCGGTGGCAGCCTTGTCCGTGACAGCAACCCACGTCGTGCCAGAGGTCCACTTCTTCGGCACGTTACCCGGTGCGAGAGGATCACCGATCGGTGTCGTGTCGATCCACAGGTTCTGCACGAGCCGGTCTGCGACATCCGGTGCTGCGGACTGGATGATGACCTTGCCCTTCTTGTCCGACTCGACCTTCGCCGCAGCGATGGCCTGAGACTTGGCAGCAGCGACCTTGGCAACCGCATCGCTGATCGCCGCGTCACGGGCGTCGTCGGCCTTCGTCTGCGCTGCGATAGCCGCATCAGCGATCGCTTCGTCCTTCGCTACGTCCGCCTTCGTCTGAGCGGTACTCGCGGCTGAGTCGATGGCCTGACTCTTGGCAAGGTCAGCCTTGGCCTGTGCGGTGATCGCAGCGGCAGCCTCAGCGGCAGCCTCAGCGTTGTTCGCCTTCGTGGTGGCATCCGTGGCAGCGGCGTTGATTGCCGCAGTCTGAGCAGCCGTTGCCTTCGTCTGAGCGCCAGTGGGCGTCTCGGCGGCGTCTGCGGTGGACTGGGCATCGGTGGCCTTACCGTCTGCAGTTACCGCTTTCGCATCAGCCGTCGCAGCAGCAGCGGCGGCGTCCACGGCTACCTTGTCGGTCGCGGCGACCCATGTGGATCCGTCCCACCGTTTCGGAACGTTGCCGGGTGTGGCAGGAGATCCAATCAGTGTCGTGTCGATCCAGAGCCGTTTGGTTAGTTCGTCCGGCGTGGCACCGTCGAAGTAGTCGCCAGCAGCAACCCCTACCCCACTCACCTGTTCGATTAGCGCGTCCGTGGCGGTCAGCATCTGCCCGGCAGTCCACGCGCCACCAGTCGCGGTGGGGTACACGAAAGCACGCGGCCCGGTGCCACTGGCGCCGCCGCTGGACGTCAGAGCCACGGTCTGCGGGGTGCCCGTCAGGACGACGGCGGTGGTTGTGCTGCCATGCGTGGCACCACCATCGCTGGTGATATAGACATTCACGGTTCGCCCGGCCGGTCCAGAAACAACAACAGACCCGGACCAGAACTGCCCCACGGTGCCCGCGCTCGTCGGTGTAGCCAGGTAGGCAGCGGACCCGTCTACCTGAAACGCCCACCCCGCACCCTGAGCAACCCGTGTGCCACCACTTCCATACCACCCCGTTGCGTTCACACCCAAACGCGGGTTGGTGCCGATGTTCGTGCGCGTGACCACACCGTCGAGCAACTTCTCCGACGTCGAAGCGTCAGCCGTGTCAGTCCATCTATGCTCAACCTCTGGAACCGGGGCGGACGGGCCGATCTCCACACCGCCCACCGCAGCGGTCGCAGCCAACGCCTCAGCCTTCACAGCCTCAGCCTTTGTGGTCGCGTCGAGCGCGGCAGCAGCCTCAGCGGCAATACGCGCAGCCTCGACGTTCGCGGGGGTCGCAGCAGCATCAGCCTTGGCCTGCGCCGCGTCCGCTGCGTCCTGCGCAGTAGCAGCATTCGCCAATGCCACGGAGATGGCATTATCCTGAATCAGAATCCAGCCGGGGCCAGACCCACCCCACCGATACGCCTGATTGTCGTCGGTGTCGAACCACAGATCGCCAAGATCAGTCGTGTCGTTCAGACCCGTAGGTGCGGTCGCCTGATACCACGTTCGGATCGCATCGTCGGCCACATTCTGCGCAGTCTGCGCGGCAGCAGCAGCAGCGAGCGCGTCAGCAATTGCCTGATCCGCATCAGTCTGAGCAGCGACAGCCTTACCATCTGCAGTTACCGCTTTACTATCAGCCGAGACAGCCTTACCGTCAGCAGTAGCGGCAGCGTTAGCAGCGGCAAGAGCATCCGCGATAGCCGTCGTCGCGTCACCCTGAGCGGCGATCGCCTTATCATCAGCGGCGATGATGGAGTCTTTGATCGCCTGCGACACCTGCGCAAAGTCGACCACCTGAGCAGCCGCAGACACCTCCACCGACCACGGACCCGGACCATCGGCGTCAACAGCGCGGACCGTCACATACACCGGGGAACCGTCTGTGGGAACGTCAACACCAGATAGCTCTGAGAGCGTCGTTCCAGAACCTCTCAAGCCCGGAAGTGTGGCCGAACCGTCAGTGGGAACGGGAGTGGTCGACTTCGCCGCAACCTCATACCCAAGGACGGGGTCCGGGTTGGAGATGTCTGGCCAAGACACCTGCACCGCACCCACCGCAAACGGCAAGGCCACCGGCACCGGGGCCGTGGTAGGCGGTAGGCCGTCGGTGGGGTCGGGCAACGAATCGACAGGAACCGGACCAACCAACGTCGAAGCATCCGTCGTGGACGTCTGCTTGAACACGTCCACAATGACCCAACCCTCAGACCCATCGCCAACCGTCACAGTCTCACCAGCACCCGGCCCACGAATACCCGCAGGCAACAACGACGCAACAAGCCCCTGCGGAATCCCAACAGGGTCAAGTGCCTGTGCGCCGGCAGCAAGTTCCACAACCGCCTCGTACTCCAACTCCAACGGCAACGCAATCACACGCGCACCATCGTCATGAGCATCAATAGACGGGGCGGCAAGCGTGATCGTCTCGTCATCCTCAGACCACGACGAATACGCGATAACCTCGTCGTCAATCTGCAAATCGCCGCCAGCCTCGTTGAACTCCATGCCATCAACGACTTGCAGCTCTGAAACACCGCCCGCATGATCGCCCACCAGGTTCGTGCCAATCTTGACTTCGCGTACCTGAGTAATCTTGCCGGATTCGGGCATTCGCTATCTCCTGACGGGCTTGCGTAGGTTTTGCAGTGACCCGATAGTCATGGGTGTGCCATCTGCGCCGCGCTGGACAACGGGCAATGAGAACGCGGCCGCACGAATACGTGACGAGTAATCGGGGGTCGAAACGCCGAGGATGTCCCACGGCTCAAGGTCGTAAATCGGCAGCGTTTCCATCGGCGTCTCGACCGTCTGGAATGCAAGATTGAGGCCCGTCGTCTTCGCCAACTCACGGCACGCGGCAGTCGTTTTCAGGTCAGGATTATTGACGAACTGACCATCGAACCACGGCTTACCATTGCGCCCCAAAGCGTTCGGGTGCAACGGGTTCGAGTTGTCGGGATACCACGTCGCATCAACGGGAACCTTCGACTTTTTCGGCTTCGCACCAACGACATAGACGGCGTTCTTGAGTCCGACCGTTGACGCGCTCAACTTCGGCGGCGACACGATCATCTGACCTTCGCCGGTACGCAAATGCAGCGCAGTCTTCATTGGCGTAGGACGCGAGATGGCAACACCGCGACCGTCGTAAAACAGTTTGCGGTTCATCGCCGCATTCGTCTGCCACACCTTCGCCCACATGTGCGTCTCGCGGCCCGCAGACACAGGCTTAGCCAACAGGCCCGACCTGCGGGGGAACGACATGTAGCGGTCCGTCTCGCCCGTCTTCCGCATCATCGCGCGCATCGCATCGCTACGACGGCCACCGAACGAGTCGGGAGTCCACGCCGACCCGAGCGCGTAGTGTTCCTTGCCGTGCGCTTCGATCTTGACCTCAGCCTCGTCGCGGTCAAGTTTGATGATCGGGCCAGTGAAAACCGGCACGTCAACCCAACCGAACGAACACAGCACCGAACAGACCACGCGAACCATGCGGTTCATGTAGAACGCACCCGACGTGGGTGTGTTGGAATCCAGTTGCAGAACGTGCGCCGGGTCAAGGAACGTCAGGTGCGCGACCCGCGAAACCTCAACCTCGCCGTTGGACAGTGACGGCGCGGTCACGTCGATCTGACCGTCGATCAGCAACGCACCCGTGCTGCCCGTACCAAGATGACGAATCACCTTATGCTCGGGCGTGAGAATCTGCACCGACGTTTTGAGCTGGTAACCACTCGCCAACGTCGCCCGGTAAATCTCATACTGGCTCCGGGTTAGCCCCAGGTTCAGCACTACACAACCCCGATGAAGTCGAACGCCACCGGGATGTAGCCATCGAACTCGTCGGCGTGCTGCTCAACAGTGTTGTACGGCTGCACCCGGCGTGTGCGATCCACGACCGTCAGCCCCAACGTCGTGCCTCGCTTGGCAATCAACGTGCGGTAGTCGGCCAGATCGTCAGGGTGAACCTTGCCAGCCAAAGCGCCGGGAGACTGGCGAACGACCTGCGAAATCATGACAGGGGAGCGTGCGCCGGTTGGTGTGAAGATCGTCGTATCCTCGGACGCATCGACACGCACCATTTGGTGCGGGTCAGGGTCGCCGTACAGGACAACGACCAAACCTTCGGCGGCTTCCTCAAACAACCACACGCCGGTCGGATCAGTGCGAGTAGCGACAGACACAATCGCGGACTGTGCGCCACCGACACCAGCAGAGACGCCAATCGTTACGTCCTTGCGGGGCCGAACACCGCGCAGCTCGTAACTGTAGGTCGTGGACGTGAGTTGGAACGCTGCCACGTCATCTTCAATAGCCACAACAACACCGTCAGCGAGGACCGCGAAACTGTCAGGCTCAACCGTGCGCGAGAACGTCACGGTCAGGAACGGCGAACCCTCAGTGACGGGCGCAGCGGCCAAAGACGAAACGGGCGTGACCACACCGTCAGTGGAATACTCGAAATCGGTGGAGTCGTCAACGTAGACCGGACCCTCAGGAACAGACTCGCGTGCAAGTTCATCCCACACCCGCACAACATGGCGGTACGTGGTGCCCGGTTGTAGGATGAACTTGTCGCGGGGAGGGATCGCCATAGACGTAGCGGTGCCGTCCGTCTTGCCCGAATCCCACAGCACCGTCGCCGTGTTGTCAGGGTCAACGATGAAGTATTGGAACGCCCGCTGTGTTTGGCCGCTGATCGTGTGCGACAACGTGGGGGTCGATGAGTACACGGTCGCGTCAGTGGTCGCGGTGACCGTCGCGTAATCGTCCTGCGTCCAATACTCGGACTCAGACCAGTTCGACCACATGCCAGAACCGTCTTGGACGCGAACGCGCCAGTAGTAGCCTGAACCGGCATCGGCGGTCAGTGTGTACTCGCCCTCAACAGACGAGTTGGTCACATCAACAGCGGGGGATGTGAACGAGTCCGTCGAGTTGAGTTGCACGTTGTATGCGACAGCCGCGTCATCGGACAGCCAACGCAGCGTCGGGCGCAACGTGTCAACAGCGCGCCCATCGGATGGTGCAAGACTTGTCGGTGCGGCAGGCAGGTCGGTCCAGTCAACCTCAAGAACGGGCACGTACTCCCCGGCCGACTCACGGGCGTGGAACCGGATGCGGTCAGCTAGGTCAGTCTGGACACGTAACCCGTACCACGGCGCACCATCAGCGATCGCCTGCATGGCCGACGTGATGTCGAACGCCCACTCACGCCCATTGACCCCATCGTCGGTCTTGGTGAGCGACACGGGCGAGGTTCCCAAGGGCATGTTGTTGTACGTGATCTGTGACTCGGACCACGGCGCATTAGCACCAGCGACCACCCGGTAGACCGAAACCACCCGTGAGCCGGCGAGTGCATCCACTGCCTGGTACAGCCGCAGGGTGGCCGAGTTGACCTTGACACCGTTCGGCATCGGTTGGTTGCCGTACAAGAACGCGATGCGTGTGGCGTAGGCAACAACGACCTTTGACTGACCACCATAGTTCGAGGCCGGTACATAGCTAGAAGCGGTCGCGTCTGCCGACATTCGTACAGAGGTGAGCGTCATCGGTTGGCCCTTCGTTGACTCGCGTTGTAATCGGCCTCAGCACGAATCTCGCCACGGACGAAGGTCGCAATGTTGGTGTGTGGGTCGATCGCAACCTGCGCGCCGACGAGAGACATCGACATCGTGTTGCTGCCCGAGTTGCCGCCACCAGCCATTGCGTATTGCTGGGTAGTCGCCATCCCCGCCCGCTGTCCGTTAAGGGCCGCGCGCATCGCGTAGACGGCATCCTGACCGCCCATCAACTGCACGTCGCGGGCATCGAGGATGTGCTCGCCATTGGAAAGTCGATAGTTGACGCCGCCCGGCCCAATCGCGGGGATCGAATCGGATGTGGCAGTCCCGGCGCCAATTACCGACCCGCCGCCAGCGCGACCGATCGCGCCGCCGTTGGCCCGCTCGACATAGCCCGGCAGTGCGCGGATCTTGTCGCCGATGCCCGCCAACGTCCTTAGTGCGCCACCGAGAACATTCACATGCACCGTGGCTCCGGCGCCGTCAAGCGCACGGATCGACCGATGGACCGAACTCAACTTCGAAGACGCCTTGTCATTTGCGGCGATCAGCGTGTTGACCTGCTCGGGAGTCAGGCCCAACTGCGCGGTGTAGTCGCGGACAGCATCCTCGCCAATACCAGCAGCACGTGCCGCGTCGATGATGTGCTCGGCGCCACGAATCAACTTGCCGGAAAACTCCTCTTGGGAACCGCCTGCGTCAAGATCAGCCTGAGCCGAATCCTTCAGCGCCTTCACCCGGTCACGAATCGCATCTTGATTCGCGAGACCCTTGACCGTGTTGTCGGACAGTGTTGCGCCGTTCTCTTTCAGATCGGCGGTCAGCGACAGGAGCGATTCCTTCCACGCATTCGACGCATCCTCTTGGTTGAGGAACGGGTCGAGCATGAGGTCAAGCGCGTCCTTGAGGTCATCGACAGCGGCCTGCGCATCCTCAGCCGCGCCACCCATGCCGTCAAACTCGCCCGCAGCATCGCCCGCAGCATCGCCACCAGCGGCAATGGCCGCTGACATCAACGGGAACGCGGCCTCAATATCGGCTGCGCTCGCCCCGGTACGCTCGGCCTCATCGGACAAGATACTGAAAGCCTTGGCTGCCTGCTCGGGGTCGTTCGTATTTAGCCGAGACAGTGCCGCGTCGATGTCGGCGATCGCATCAGCCTGACGCCGAATACCGATCGTGTTCGTGGCCGAGCCGATATCCTTGACGAAGTTCGTCAAGACACTGTCGTCGGCGTAGCCTTGGAACGACTGGAGCGTGTCGCCAATGCCGCCGAGATCCTTGCGGAAGGCACGCGCCTTGCCGCCCAAGTCCTCGCCGAACAGTTTGCCCAAGTCTCCAGTCGCACGCCCGGTACGCGCCAAAATCTCTAGACTGTCCGAAAGTTCGCGCACATCCTCTGCGCCAATCTTCGACGCCGCATCGGCCGCCTTAAGGCCTCCATAGGCGACAGCGAGTTGTGCGACACCCCTAGACGCCGCCATTAGGCCCGCGCCAGCCTTCGCGCCAGCGGGTCCAAGTGTCGCTAGGTTGGTCCGCATCGTGGCAACGCCTGAGATGGCCTTTGCCGTGAACCACAAGCCGCCGCCAAGCACGGCGGTAATCCCGAGCATGGCTGTAACGCCAGCCGTGACCGGAGCGGGGAGTTTGGAGAATGCCCGAGCCATCGCACCAACGCCTTGAGCGGTTTCAGAGATGATCGGCAACATGACGCCGCCAGCCTCAACCGCAGCGACCTTGATCGACTCCCACGCCTTCTTGACCTCTTGCGCCGAAGTCTCGTAGAACTTGGTGGACTCGTCAGTGAGCGCCTGGTTCTCAGCGAAACCATCGTTAGCCGAATCGAGCGCCCGAGCAAGACCCTCAGCGTTACCTGAAATGCGCAACAGCGCGTCAGACTCGCGGATGCCCGTAATGCCCAACTCGTCAAGGACGGCGGTCGTTGACTGGCCCGCTTCCTTTGCGCGCTCTAAGCCCGCAACGAACTTGGTGAACGTGCCCGCAGCGTCCTCGCCCCACGCCTGCTGGAACTCAGCCATCGACAGACCAGCGGTCGTGGCGAACAAGTCGAGACTGTCGCCACCCTCATCAACCGCGCGACCGATCCGCTTCAGCGTCAGGCTGACAGCCGTACCGCCAGCCTCGGCCTCAATACCCACCGACGACATAGCCGTGGATAGGCCCAGCACGTCAGAAGTAGTCAAGCCCGCTTGACGACCGGCACCGGCAATACGCAACGACATCGCCAAAATCTCAGGCTCCGTAGTCGCAAAGTTGTTACCAAGTTCGACCATCGCCGAACCCGTATTGCGGATCTCAGGCTCAGAAGTGCCCATGATGTTACGTAGGCGAGCGAGTCCCGTTGCGGCCTCACCTGCGGACAGGTTCGTTGAGACACCCATGTCAAGCATGGTCCGCGTGAAGTCCTCTACGCCCGCCGTGGAAATGCCGAGCTGTCCCGCCGCCTCAGCGATGCCAGCCACTTCGCTCGAAGCAAAGCCCGTCTGTGTAGCGAGGTCCAGCAGCCCTTGTTCCAGTTCCTTGAGTTGCGCTGGCGTGCCGTCAACCGTCTTAAGGACGCCCGTCCAAGCCGACTCCCAATCCATCGCAGCCTTCGTAATCAGCGCGACACCGCCAGCAGCGACTAGACCGATCTTGCCAGCGGTTGCGCCCAGCGATGACAGTTCTGCCCGGTACCTCTTGGCCTCTTTTGACCCGTCGGTCATGCTGCCAACGGTCGAGCGAGCGGCGGAACTGGTCGCCTTCATCTTGCCAACGAAATCCGACACGTCGCCACGCAGAATGATCTTCACGATGCGTGACGTCATTCGGCACCGCCTTCACTCGCTGTGGAATTGGGTCTACGATCAGGGCATGGATAAACTGACGGCAGAAAAGTGGACGATCCCGCAGTACGTCGGGATGTGCGTACTGAGCGTTGTCGTCGGCGTGCTATTCATCGCAGACGACGGAGCGACAGCCTGGACCGTTATCGGCTTCGGACTCGTCGCGTTCGGGATCGGCTTTGGGCTCATCGCCGCAATCGCTAAGGCTTCAGAAGTCGCTAGGACTGACTAGCCCAAGAAGTTGTCGTCAGGCGACAAATCTTCCTCAGCACCGCCTTTACTTGCTCGAAGATTGGTCTAAGATCGGGGCATGGCAAAGCGGAAAGAACGGAAGACGAACGACTACCTGCTACTTGCGGTGCTGTTCGCCGCTGTCGCCGTGTTCGCCGTTCCCGCTGGCTGGCATCCCGCAGTAGCCGTGATCGGCTTCGTTCTCGCCATCGGTTGCGGGGCCGTGTTCGCCGTCGCTAAGGGCGTCAAGATTGGACGCGAGGACTAGCCCAAGAAGTCGTCATCGGGCGACAAATCTTCCTCAGCAACCCACACGATCACGCCGTCATCGGGATGGTGACCGTCCTCGTCGCGCTTCGTCTTCTCGTGCAACTTGGCGAACTTGTGTTGCGCCATCATCTGCGCCTGGGTCGCAAGGCATTCGAACCGTTGCGGATACCAAGCCTGCTCGGGGTCTTGGCAGATCGAGATCAGGCGGCGGCACTGTGGGCACAATGCGTCTTCGTACTCGTTCAGCGCATACCAGGAATCGCGTTCGACGGGATCAAACTCTGGCTCGGTCGTCGTAACCCACTGCGCCGGCTGACCCTCGTGCCACTCGGTGACGACCGTGGTGCGCTTCGGCTCCCACCCGCTCCACCGTTTGAGAGATACGCCAGCCTTGCGCGCTAGTTCGAGGTCTCGTCGTTCTTCCGGTTCGGCTGCGAGTCGAGGCGTGCTTTTGGGGCAGTAGCCGCCAGACGATTCAGCGCCCAGCAAGACATGTAGAGCCGTTCGTGGTCCACGTCGGACAACTGGTCGAGGTCGTCGTCAGTCAACTCGGGCGACACGATGGACGCAGCCACCAACGGATCACGGAAGGCTTCTTCATTGACGCCCACCGAAAGGTCGTCCTTGTTTCCGTCACGCGGGGGATGCTCGGCCACCAACGCACGCCACACCTTGCGACCTAGCGCCACGATCTTGATGTCCACGGCAGTCTCGTCGGCCTTTTTCACCAGCGACTCATGCTCAGCAGCGAGCGCGGCAACCTCTGAGCCGTCAACAGCCAACGCGGTCGGTGCGACCTTCTCGGCCTCAACAGCAGCCGCGTACTTGCGTTCAATGTGGCGGATGCGGTCGAGGTAGTCACCCTGATAGATGGTGACAACAGACGTGCGCGGTTCAAAGGTGCTCATGGTTTCTCCTACGGCTCGGTGACTCGGTTGCTCGGTGGATGGTGAAGCGGGCAGGCGATCCCGAGCCGAATCGCCTGCCCACACTCAAGGGGTACGTCAGACAACAATCGCCACGTTGAACGTCGGCTGGCTCGTGATCGAGACACCCACCGTGAACGAGTAGGCACCATCGGTGCCGGTGCTCGTCTTGGAAGGAACCTTCTTACCCAGCGTCGCCGGGAAGACGTTCACAAAGTCACCAGCAGCGAAGTCGGTCGTGCCGGCGACGCCCTGCCGCTGAACCAAGAAGCCAGCCTCGTAGTCGCCGAGCGCCTCCCAACCCAACTTGCCGTCGCTGAGCGCCGCTCCCTGCGGGTCAAACGAAACCTGCAAGTCAGCAGCCGAGTAGGACGTTTCGCCGTTGAACTCATAGACCTCTGTTTCGCAAAGCAGACGGGGGAGCTTGACCTTCTCGGTCGCGCCACTAATGCCTTCCTGGTCGGCGAAGACGCTGCAAGAGAAGTTGAAGCCGGTAGCGGCCTGAACCTCTGCTTCGGTCGGTGCGGCGGCGCTGGCGATTGCGGGGACAAACGTCCACGAATCGTTTCCAAATGCGCGCTTGAGAGCGGGCTTGATCGGTGCGGCCATCAGTCGTTCTCCTTCTGTGTGGCCGTTGAGCCGGCCTCTGTGTCTGAATCGGACGAATCAGACGTGGTGGGTGCCGGGATCGCGGCCTTATTCTTCGCTGCCGACGTATCGACAGTCGTCTTGGATTTCTTCCGCTCGGGTCCGACGCGCTCCCACAGGTGGGGAGTCCGTCGGTAGCGGGCCTCGGGCACGGTGTACTCGTGGCCGGTTTCGACATCGCGCACAAGGACGCGGGTATCTCGTGGCATGTTCGCTCCTTATTCGGGAAATGCGGTGAACGTGTACGTGATGGTTTTCGACAGCAGCACGCCGCCATCGGGGTCACGGATCAGCGGCGACGACGATTCGGGCTGGCATCGGGAGCAGTCGAACCCCGCGACGGTCAGCGACACGTCAAGGAACGCGGCTTCTGCCTTTTCGACCACGGCATCTACCTCTGTGGCCGTGGAGCCAACCGCCTGTATCGCTATGCGATACGTCCTTGAACCGTGCTGGGCCGAAAGTCGGTAGTTCTCTGCCGAACCCGACGACACGGACAGCACTTCGTAAGGCGTCGTAGGGGTCGCGGGAACCTCACCGACCGCGTGGACCTGCGCGCTGTTCCATGCCGTGCGCGCTGTTGCGAGGACTGCGGGGCCGAATGGGTCAGCCATCAAAGCCCCAAATGCAACATGGCGGCGTCGATGCGGCGTGCAAGCAACGGGATCTCGGAATCGGCGGCACGCTGGCCGTCAAGGTGGGGCGGCTGATTGACCGACCCATTCTCAAACGACATGCCGCCCTGCGGCTTCGCAGCGTTCGGGCCAACCTCAACCACGATGTTGGTAGACAGAACGCGCTCAGAGTCAATCGAATCCGGGTAATGCTTGCCGTGGACGCCGGAAGTCTCACGAGCGTTCGCAGCCCACGTCTTCACGAGCCGATCGCCAGCCTCGTCAAACACTTTGGCAATGACGGGGGTGACCTTCGCGCCAGTCCTACCAAGATCGACAGCAAGTGCGGCAAGTTCGCGGGTATCAAAAGTAATCACTGCACAACCTCCGTCACCTTGAGCCGTCGGGCGGTGGTCTGCGAACCAGGAGCGGGACCAGAGAGCGTCAACCGCGCACCCAGCAGCGTCGGGTCGTCGGTCGGGTCAGCGGCAGTCACAAGCGCATACACGCCATTAGCTGCGCGGCTATCGGCCCACGGATCGGTCGAGCCGACCGGGATGTGTAGTTCACGGGTGGTTTCCGAAGCGGTACGGCCACCGACCTCGCGGCCGCCGATCGCCTGCGTCTGCGTCTTAATGCGTGCCGTCGTAGAGAACGCGGTCACGTAGATCACGGACTCGGCCAACGTCACCGGGTCGGGTGCAGAGCGGCCCGTGTCGTACTGGATGGCGACCGTGGCCAGCATTCGCGCCTCGGCCAACTCGCGGCCCTCGGACAACCCACGCGCGACCTCCGTGGCGAACGTCACAGCGCTGCTGCCTCAGCGTCGGTCAAGAATCCGGGGCGCGTCGAGAACGCGCCAGAAGTCGAGTCTGGAAGCAGCTGCTCCCATTCCTCATCGAGCAAACCCGGACCGGGGGCGGTGGCGTCGTCGCGGCGTTCGGTCACAGACGCATCGTCGACCGAGCGGGTGACAGATGTCAGTCCGGTCGGGTTGCTCATTTTGCGGATTACCGAGGCAGCCTCGACGCGGATCAGCGTGGCTACGGAGGGATTGTCAAGTGCGACCTGATCGGCGAGGATTAGGCCTGCACGGATGAACCGCGCGGCGATGACCGCCTCGATGTCGGTGAGCCACGCCGTAACCTGCGCGATCTCCTCGGCTTTAATGATGGGACGGCCAAGCCGAACGGCAACGTCATTCAACCCTGCATGCGCCATGGCCGTCCCTCACTTTCAGATTGATCGGATCGAGCGGGGGTCAGGAAACTGACGTTTCGCCCGTGTCGAGGTTGTGCGTGACCGTGACCTCGGTTCCGTCAGGACGGGTCGCCTTATACTTCTCGACGCGATCCTTTTTGCTGTCGCGCTCCTCGACCTCGGGGGCCGGGACGGGCTGGACCGCGTTCACAGTTCCGACTGCCAAAGCCTCGGGGCCGGGGTTCGTCGGAACTGACACCGCGCGCTCGGTCGGGTCGGTCGTGTCTGCGGGGCCGTCGCCGGGGGCGGTGGTCGAGGGCTTGGTGTTGTCGGTGTCGGGGGTCGTCTTTGTGGGGTTCTTCGTGGCCATGATGGCTCCTTTGTTCGGTTGGTGAGTGCTGCGCGGGGGTGGCGGGTCGAGTTTGAGTCGACCCGCCACCTTGAGGGTCAGGCAGCAAGCACACCAGTCAGGCGACTCGCTGCTTTTCCACCGAATACAGCGAGGCCGGTGTAGAACTCGATGCGAGTCCGGTACGCCGGCTTCGCGTCGATCTCGCCCAGATCGTCGACCTGCACGCCACCGTTGGTCAGGCCAGTGACAGCCTGATCACCCTCGTCACCGCCGAAGCGGACGGCATAGACACTCGAAGTGGTGCCGGCGGCCGTGCCTTCCGTTTCCGTCTGCGGGAGGATGAGCGTGCCAGCGGCATTGCTGCCCGGATCGAGCAACGGAATACCGTTGTAGGTGGTGATCGGCTTCTGAGTCAACGTTTCCTTGACCATTTCAACGCCGCCGAGACGACGGCCTGAGGACTTAATCTTGGCGATGACGGACTTGTTGGCGTAGATCGCGTCCACGTCACCATTGACAGAACCAAGCAGAGCATCGAGGGCGTCGAAGAAGTCGTGCCCGCCAGCAACCGGGCCGAGGCCGTTTGTCGCAGCAGTGATGACCTGTGCGCCCGCAAGGCGCTTCTTCAGACCATCGAAGCTCTTGGGATCAACGGCAATGTCGCCGTTGAAGAACGTGTCCTGAAACTTGTAGGACGCGGCCTTAACCTTCATCGCGGTCTGCGTGGCGCGCTGATCGTTCAGGTTGCCTCGCGTTTGGACAATGAAGCGGTCAACGTCGGCGTCGCCACCAAGGATGACCAGACCTTCAGTCTTCTGGTTGAACGTACCGGTGGACTCGACATAAGCCTCATTCACCGAACGGAACGCGACGCCGGGGAGCGCGGCTTCCTCGTTGTAGGCGTAGGCGTTGCCCTCGATCGACAGGAACGGAATCCTGTCCAAGATCGGGGACGACTGGACGAACGTTTCAATCACGCCGCGCTGAAGATCGTTCTCGGACAGCAGGGCAGATTCGGCAAGAGTAAGTGCCATGATGGGTGTTTCCTTTCAGATATTCCCATCACCGGCACGGTTGCCGGGCGGGACGTTTATTTGGAGGTGTCGGTATACGCCTGTCGCAGGCGTGCGATACCGGGACCGGGGTCGGCTTTCTGGTCGCCCTTCGATCCCTGTGACGGGTCGGCTTTTGGGGCCTTGCCCGTCTTCGAGTAGTGCGGGTTATCCTTCAGCACCTGAGCGAGGTCGGCTTTGACCTGCTTCGCATCCACTAGCTCCCCGTCGTCGTCGACCTCGTAGTCGGAGAGGTCGAGATTGTGGAGGGCGTCGGCCGGGTTTGTGAAAGCGGCGGCGGCGAGTGTTCGGACTTCGGCGCGAATCAACTTCGCGTCGGATTCCTCGCGGGCCTCGACCTTGGCCTGTCGTCGGATTTCGTCGGCGTCGATCTTCTCAACGTCGTCGTCATCCTTGGCAGGCTTCGAGCCCTTGGCGATCGCGGCGCGCATCTGCTCAGGCGTCAGGTTGAGTTCCTTGGAAAGGTCTTTCCAAGGCTTCAACTCGCGTCGGAACTTCGCGGCCTCGCGGGTTGCCTGACGGTGTTCGTCGGGCTTGTCCTCGGCCTTGTCGTCGTCGGCTTTGTCGTCGGCATCATCCGACGTCTCGTCGGCTGTGTCGTCGCTTTCGTCGTCGGCCTCCATCGTCCAGCCACCGAATGTCTGACGGTGGTAGGCGATCAACTGGTCGATCGCTCCGGGTGTATGGAGGTCGATGGGCTTCGTGGGATGGATAGGAAGGTGCTTCATGGTGTCTCCGTCTCGGAGTAAAACCGGCAGCGTCGCGCTGTCGGAGAATGTGGGGCGCTAATAATTAGGCGCTGGCTGCTGCGCGCTGGGCGCGCTTGCGGGTGTTACGTTCGACGCGTCGGCGTTCGGCGAAGATCGCGCGACCCTCGGCTTGCGCCACGTCGTCGGTGATCCACCCGTTCAGCCGCAGTTGGCGCAAGGCGTCCTCGCGGCTGGCGGCGTTCCGGTAGATCGACTCAGGCATCAGGCGGTCTTGGGCGACACCGTTCCGGCGCAATGCGGTCTGCTGCTGGCCGGCGCGACCTCGTGCAGTCGTGCCCTCCGTGGTGAACTTGTTACTTCCGCCACGGAAGCTCGGGGCGCGCTTGATCGCGGGCGACTGTGCGAACTGCATACCTGAGGTTCGGCGGTAAGCGTTAGCGACTTGGTTGATGTCGGCACCGTCGAGTATGGCCTGCGTGTTTGCCTTTGAGAGATCCGTGATGCGACCTTGATCGAACAGATCCTGCGGCGATTCGGCGATACTGGAAGCCAAGTCGCGAGTCGTTGGGATATTGATGCAGCGACACCCGGGGTGGCGAAGGAATCCTGCGCTCCAGCGGTAGAAACGACCGGAGAGAACCGCGCACCGGGAACAGCAAGACGCGCCGACATTTCGGACATATCCGCCAACGGCCGGGCGGGAAGCGATCGAAGCGCCCGACGCCATGCGCCACACGTCGGCTACCTGCGTGATCGCCATCAGTTCCAATGTCGCGGACGATCCAGCCCGCTCGAAGAGCCCGCTCAGGGTGCGACCATCGGCAGCCTGTCGACCGAATGCGGCAGGGACAACAGCAGCACTCGGCGGTGCGTTCAGTCCCTGCTCTGCCAGCACGGCTTCGAGGTTCGCCTCGGCCTCTAGTGCAGCGCGTGCCATGAGTATCGCCATCGTCACAGGCAAGAGGTCTAAGCGGCCAAGACGCCACGCCCGTCGCGCCGAGGCTTTGGCGACGGTCCCAAGCCGGGACTGCAAGTCGTACTGCTCAGCAGCCGATTGCAACATCAGCGTGCCACGACCTCGTTAAGTGCGCTTTCCAGCAGTGGGTCAACCTGCTCGGCCGCGAAATACGCCCGCTCCTTGGCCTTGCGTGCCTCAGACCAGCCGAGCTCATCCCAATAGCCCTCGCGGGACAGGACGCCAGAGGCGTGACGCTTGGCGAGAGCATCCTCACGCTGCGAAACGGTAGGCGTGGAGGGGTCGAACCAATCCACACGGACACGGTTGCCCTCTACCCACTCGGCAGTAGCGAACCGTAGAGCGAGTCCACCAACCCACCCAATAGTCATACCAACTTCGTCGTTCTGTGTCTCGACGCTACGAACCAGCCGAGCCTCTTCAGCGCGGATCGATCCCTCGGTAGGCGGGTTGGCTGAGGTGATACCGAAGAAACTGGCGGGGAAGCCGACCGCGTTAGCGGCCTCTGTCCGGTAGATATTGAGCGCCGTCTCGAAGTTCTTGAGATCGGCCGACTCGAACTGGCCCCACTTGGCTTTGTCACTCGTGAGAATCTTGATCGCGTCGAAGTACGCCTCGAACTGGGGAACCGGCTTGCCGTCTGCGCCAACAAAGTCGCCCTTGGCGACGCCTGTCGCCCAGATGCTCGGAACACCGTGCGCTTCCTGCGCAAACTGCAGGTTTGTCAGTGACCGCGCAGCAGAGTCCGCGAACGGGATAATGTCGGTCATCTGCGATTCCCCAACCCAGCCGCCTGACAGGCGGCGGTTCAGGTGCATCACGACTGGCACAGCGCCGAGGTCGTGCGGGTCGCGGTCGACCTCTACCCAACGTCCGTCGACCTTGGCCGCCCAGATCGTTTCGTCGGGCTTCAGGAGGGTCACCTGGCTTGGGGCGATGCCGGTCTTGGTCTTGCCGTAGAAGCGAGCCGCCGAGGTCATCGTTTCGGTGTAGGTGTCGACGAACGCGGACATTTCACGCGGCGACTCGACGCGAACGATCGGCAAGTCGGGATCGTCCTCATTCGTTCCCACCGACATGAACGCGCGGCCATAGATCATCCGGTCCCGGTTGAACATGCCGACATGAGCGGTCAGATTGTTCGCGTCCCAGATGCTTCGCAACGCCGGGTCGGCAGTCTCCTCGCCGGGCAGGATCAGGGCTCGGACCTGCTGGCGGTTGTTCGTGGTGTCGACCACGACTCGGGGCCAGTTGGCGATGACCAAGAACTTCCGCATACTCGGCGGGATCGCCATGCCAAGAGCCTCGACCCGCTGCGCTCCCTGGTAGTAGCGCAGCAGTAGTTCGTCGGAAGCCGCCCGCTTATTCAAGTCCTTGCGGTGCAGTTCGATCAGGTCGATTTCGTCGGAGGAGAGAACCACGATCCCTCCTTCGGGTCAGCGCGGTAGGCGGAAATATGCAGGGCCGGCAGGCTCATTGGTCCAGCCATCTGCCAAAGCGTCGGCACGCGCCTCGCAGGCGAGGGCGTCACCGACAACGGAGTCGATCTTGCGGGCAGAGTTGGGGTGCTCCTTGCGCACGAGCCGATGCTGGCCCTTTTTGCGCAGGTAGACGTTGCCGTAATGTTCGGCGGCGATCGGGTCGTCGTCGTGCCAAATCTCGCCAACCATAAGGCCGGTATGCAGGCGGTCCAGCGCGGCGCCCATGGCGATGTCCTTCGCAGTAGACCAAGGGATGACCCGTTCCTCACCGAACTCGGTAGCGAGGTTGTCAATATCGGTACGCCATTCGTGCGGGTCCCAATAGCTGCGGATCACGTCATATTGGCCTGCGAGCGCTTTACGTGCGGTGGCTAGTACCTCTTGGCGAGGCACTTCCCAGCCGATGCCTTCGGGACCTTCAGGCCTAGCCCATACGCCGATCTTGAACAGGTAACCATCCGACATACGGCAACCGCGAAGCACGGTGGAGTCATCGTTCAGGCTGCCATCGAAGCCGATCGTGATTGCCGTTCCGGGCTCGACCTTCTCGACACGTGTCTGGCGCTCGTGCACGTCCTTGGCGATCCAAGCGTTCACGGTCGACATGGGCCGGTTGAGGAAGTAGCGGGCGGCAGTCGCTTCGTCGGGACAAATGCGTGGATCGTGCATGTCGCGCAACTTGCGGTCCATGTCGATCCAGCCGGCAGCGGCGCCGTAAACGTAGACCAGTTGCTTGCGCGTGTGGTCGAGATCGTGAATGTCGATCTTGCCCTTGGCTTCACGGTGGTTCACATAGATGGCGTCGGACAGTTCGCCCTTGCGCCACATCGTGAGCGTTTCCTCGAACACCGACTGTTCGCCCGGCCGGTACGCCGTCGAGGTCTGCTGCAGCCACGAGTCAGCCTCATACCGCTTGCCCATGTTGCGGGCAACGACGGAGTACATCTCGCGCTGTTCACGCAACACGTAGAGGTGCGTTTCGTCGGCGACGACATGAGTTTCGAGTCCGCCATCCTTCGACGCTGACCCTGCCGTGCAGCGCCGAATCTCGCCACCGTCAGGCAAGTAGATGGCCGAAGCGGACTGGTAGGCGCGGACGCCTGACGATCCGCCGTAAATCTCGGGGTGATTCTCTTGACCCCACTCGCCGGCAATGAAAGCGATGGTCTTGAACGTGTTGCCCGCCTGACCTTCCTCGGTGGCAAGGCACTTGATCAGCGGGGACGTAACACGCTTGGCGACTGGTTGGCCGTCAGCATCCCAGTGGGAAAAACGGACAGGCAAATACGCCTCTGCTGTGGCGATCCACGCCGCAACTTCGGACTTCGCCCGACCCTTCGGCCGGGACAGGACTGCCTCGTTGTAGACACGCCGGCCGGTGATCGGGTCGATCCGATAACACTCGATGATGTGCTCGGCCATCTCAGCGTCAACCTGCGCCGGCTGACCTTGAAGGTCGCCCTCGCCGTGACACATGTACGACTCGATGGAGTCGATGACCTCGTACCCGACCGAGCAAATATGGCCGTCGAAGAGTGGCCCTGACCAGGGCATCGGTCAGCCCTGTTTTGCTTGACGTGCCCGGTCGAGACTTGACACTTTCGCGCCACCGGGAACGGTCGGCTTCTGCGCGCCGCGAGCACCGCGATACTGCGGCTTCTTGCCCGAGGCCGCGTCGGGGAGGCGAAGTGCAGCGAGCAATTGCTTCAACAGGTTCGCCGTCGTGTTCGCGGAACTCAGCGCGTTGTCGATCTTGAGTTCGTAGTCCTCGGTGCGAGCCTTATGAACGATGTACGCCCACGTCTCAACATCACCGCAAAGCAGTTCGTTCAGTTTGTCAAGGCGGTCTTTTGCTCGGCAGGCTTCTTCGAGCTGCACGAGTTGGGAGGCGTCGAGTTCGTGGGCGTCCTCAATCGACTTCCAGAGATTCTTGCCACCAGTGCCGAGTGACTTGGGAGCGGTCATGGGTTCCTCCTTCGGCGTCGCGCCGATACCATCCCGGCGTCGCGCCGAAAAGGAAAACTCAGGTCTTTGGACTGCGAGGCACC